GCGTGAGTTGTGCATCCGACATAAAACTTTGAGATTTGTGACCTCTAGGCGTAGGTGGGGGGCATCACTCAAAGGAATAATGTGATCAACTGTTAAATCTTTATTCTTGCAACCTGGTATAGAACAATAAGGTTGCTGCTGCCTTAAATACTTGCTTAGCTTGTTCCATTGATAGTCGTAGCCACGCTGGGTACGGGTGGGGCGGCCTCTATCTTTAATGCGCTGACATTCAACACATCTACTTGCTCGCACTACTCGACCACATCCAGCACACGGTCTAGGCAACACCATCTGTTCGCTCCAAGTATTCAATGGCAACTGATAGCAATGTTGTGCTGTCTTTGAAGTTACCTAATCCAATGTTGCAGTGATGACATAACAAACCGCGTACCTTATTTGTTTCGTGGTTGTGATCAACACTTAACTCACGCTTTAATCCTGTTGCTTCAACTCCACATATAGCACAAGAATTGTTTTGCTCTACTAACAACTTTGCATAATCAAATGTTGAGAGGTTAGTTATCTTGCGTTGTGATTCTCTGCAATCAATGCAAACATTTCGTTTGCGGTTGCCTGTCCGTCTGTCTGCATGGTAAGCATCTAAATCTTTATCTATCTTACATTTAACACAAACCTGTGTATTACTCATCATCCTCTGTTAAAGATTCCAAATCCTCATTCACAACCACATAACGATTGTAAGCATCAAGAGTTGAGTTAGTTGCTCTGACTAACAATGTTTCAATTCCCTCAAATGACATTGGCTGATCTGTCACAATGTCTGTTGATACATCACCAACTGTTACCGCAATGCTTAGCATTTGGTCAGCTCCAATCGGCTATCAAGTAAATCGTCAATGAACTTATCAACGATGTGTTTCTTGGAATCAATTGCATTGGCGCGTGTAGTGATAGCGTGTGATAACGCCTCATCTATTTCTTCGATTGTTTCGGTATCCATATCCATCCATAAATAAGTAAAGCCCAACCTATTGGCTGGGCGGTGTGATTAGATAGCAATACCTGTTAACGAAAGTGTAGCAAGAGATTGTGAACTTTTCTGTCAAGTTTTATCTGTTGGCAATGACCCCAGCCAAATCATACAAACTGCCACGGCGATCAATGTTGTTAGCCTTTACGATCTTATACACTTGGCGTTGAGTTATCCCTAGCCACAATGCGATTGCCTCAACATCTAAAAAGAACTTACGGCTTGGGTTGCTCATTGCCAAAGCTACAAGGCGCAGCACTGTCCACGATTGTTTGCATCCAAAGCAACTCACATCGCTCATAAGGTTTTCTGCATCAATGACTACAAACTTATGGCAATCATCTGTTGGGCAAGGAATCCTGCGCGGTTGCTCAACAAATTGCTTCGCTGCCGCCATGCCTTTTGCGTGTTGCTCTTTGATCTCATTGTAAAAGTCTGCTGCCCATTCTTGGCCTAGTGTCCACTCAAGGTGGGCAAGTTGGAACTGGCAGGCAACCTGCACTTCCATATCGGTTGTTGGTTCCTTCTTGAGCAGCGCGGGCGGTGTCAGCCGTCTAGCGGCGCGAATCTCTGACTCCCAACTATGCAAGATGCCTAACAATTCAATTGCCATTGAATAATCTAGGGCGTTGACATTGACCCCAATTGACCTTTCAGCCGATGCCGCCCCTGACCCCGACCTGCCTGGTGCAATGTGAAAACCTGCCTGATACTGCAGATCAGGGATATTTGTGAGCCACACAATTATTGCCTGATGGCATCGGCGGCACACGATAGATTCATTGGCTGGGCGCAGGCAGATGTTGCAGTTCAAAATGGCACCTTCTCACTGGTTGTGGATAACTTTGGGCGGTTGAAGTAATCAGGCGGTTGTTCAGCAAATACAGTTAGCGGCCTGCAGGTGTGGGTGGCAACGACAATCGGCGATGCCACACTCATCCGCGTTGCCATCCTTCTTGTTGCCTCAAATGAAACGGCGGTGCGGTGGAGTTCATAGGTGGCGATGCCAGCGGTCAATGCCACGATCTCATCTGTGAGATTGAGTCGGTTCGTATCAAGTTTAATGTCGCACCGACTGGTTGCAGAGACACCTGCCCAAATCAGATTGCCACACTTTTTGCAACTGATGGGTTTGAAATCTAACTCACTCATCGTAGGCGTTCCTGTACCGAGATAATGGTGTTCCTTTTTCCGTATCTATATAGATACGGAACGGAACGAACACCGATTACGCTCATTTCTACCTGTGTTCCCTTTTTAAAAAGGAACACAAAAGGAACAGAACGGAACACCTCAACCCACCACCAAATGTGTGATTTCGGCATCCAAAAGGTTGAAATGGCTCTTTCCATCATCGGTGATATACAAAATAAAGGACCTGTCATTGCCCCGATTCTCGACCCAACCACCTGCCAAAAGGTCGTTGAGGTGATCCCCAATGACTTCTTTGGACCCGTGGACACCTTCTTGAATCAATCGGCGGGTGCAACCAGGATGATTGTGGATAAACTCAATAACCTCTTTTGACTTCTTAAACTCTTTGTTGGCCTCTAGCTCGTCCTCAAGTAATGGCACACCAATCACATATTCCATCAATGCCCTAGTCGAATCAATGGTGAAAACTGCTGCCTCTTGGGTTCTATCTGACTTTCTCCACATTCCAGCAATCTTGCGGATAAATCCAGGGCGGTCCTTAGTAACTCTCATTGTCAGCGTTCCTGTTCTACCAGGGGCAAGTGCCTCAAGAGGCTCTACGAGATAGGCAGCGCCATCAATGGTGGCAAGTTTGGCTTGCCCGCCGATGGCAAACCGCCCCCGTGTCTCTGCGTTCTTTGTAATGTGATCAATAAGCACAACGGCAGCGCCACTGGCGGTGGCAACTGTTCTTGGGAATATGCGCATCCATCTCGTTATGGCATCGTTATCCTTTGTCTCCCCGCCCCACATTGTCAGGGATTCGGTTACACCGTCAATGATGATGAGTTCAGCAGAATCAGGCTCAAGGATGGCTTGCCAGTAAGGGTCATCACTATCGCGTGGACCGTCAGGGCGGATGTAGGTGAAGTATTGCAATAGGTTAGCTCGACTCACGCCAAGTGACTTCATGCGACCTACCACATCTGAAGCATCTGATTCAAAATCTATGTAAATTACCTTTTTGTCAGCCTTGAGGCACTCTGCACTGGCAATTTGTGCGACCCATGACTTGCCTGATTCGGATTCACCATAGATAGAGTGAACACGGCCAGTGTAGATAAGGCCGTGACCATCGGTGCGCTTGAGAATTGTTGCAATGGGTGCTTGGAATAAGCCGTCAAAGTAATCTTTGAGTGCGATTGGCTTCCAACTGGATTCATCATCGCTAGGTTGTGGTGGGCTTTGCAATGTATTTGTAGGCATCAGTGCATTGCTTGAATCAAAAGAATTAAGCCCCTGCGCCCCGTAGCCTTGATTGCGTAGATCATTGGCTGCTGCCTTGAAGTCTCCACCGTGTTTAAGTGTGGCATAAAAGGCAAACTTAGAATAGGAAGTCTCTGATTCAAACTGTGTGCTGGTAGTAAAAACAAAGAACTTATCGTTGCCATTAAAGTTTGTCGTGGCGCTGATGCCTTCGGCCTTGCCTGGTCTGCGCCATACTGTTGCCTCATTCTTGCGATAGACAACTGCCCAGCCAAGTGGCACAAGCAATTCTTCCCAAGTGTTGCGGGCATTGTAATCATCGCCAGGGGTTAGGATGCCATCGTGCTTAGTTGCTACTTCTTGCTGGATGGATTCAGCTTTAGGCATCTCATCAAACATTGCAAAGATGTTGTGAAGCGCTGATCTCTGCTGCATTGTAATTGTCGGGATTGTCTCAATTGAGCCACCTATGAGTGTCCAACTGCCACCTGAAGGATGCGTGGCACCGCCACTGGGCGCGGTGATTGTAAAGCCACCTTCGCTTCGCGTTTCGGCCCATACATCCACACCGCCGTTTTCGCCAGGCTTTCGCGCCAACTTGGTGTTACCTGGCAAGGTGCCATCTGACACCCGATAAAGCCAATGCAGCCCGCCTGATGGTGTCAGTTCAACATAACCTGCGTTGAGGCTATCCCACAAATCGCCAAGCCCTGAGTTGTTAGCAATTTCTGCGATCTCAAGGTGCATCTTTTGAGCTACTGCCCGACCTTCAAGTTCAAGCATTTCTAGGTTGCCTGATACCTTGCCAGTGATGACACCAATGCCATCAACGCCATCTTTGAACCACATCAACAGTTCATCAGCAATGGGCAGATGCTCTTGGAATCCTTGCCAAGCAAATGCAGGTCGTTTTGACCCATCATTGGCGGTTGGAACAACTGAGATGCCCTCTTTCAGAAACCGCAGGGCGATTGGTAGTAGTTCATTCATTAAATATCCCCCTGGCAGATTTCGCAAAGTTTCCAATCAAGATAAACAGCCAATGTTGTTTCATCAACCTTTTCTTCGCACCGCGAACACGATGCCAGTTCTATTTCATTACTCATAATTTCACCTTTACAATCTCATAACCTGCAATCTCGATTTGTTTTACAATGTAATGTGCCATTGCGCTAGGTGATACTGGCAGGCCATACTCAAATGCTGCCCATAACTCTTTTGCTAGGTGTGAAACTATCTCATCGTTTTTGCTCATAGTGGCAGCTCATTAGATTTATCTGCCAACGCAAAGTCAATGCGTGCTTGTGCAATTGCCACATACTCAGCCGATTGATCTATTCCAATAAAATCAAAACCTTCATAAGCACACGCCTTGCCAGTTGAACCTGAACCCATAAACGGGTCAAGCACAATGCCGTTTGGCGGAGTCACTAGTTTTACAAGGTATTGCATGAGAGATGTTGGCTTTACGGTTGGGTGATGATTTAGCTTTGAATTGTTAGTGCGGTTGCGTGGATTATTGCCACCGACCCCGCCATCTGCTCGCCCATCGTGATCACGCTTTGCCTCAAACCCATCCAGCCCCTCGTTGCGATCACGCTTGCTTGCCTTTGCGCAGTAAAAAAATCGGGCGGCGCTGCCACTGTCACCTGTGTGATTACCTGTAATTTCACCTAACTGCAAACCTTTTCCGCCACCATAAATTGTTGAAGCGTTGTTGTGCTTGTAGGGTTTGATTGAACCTGTTTTTGTATCAGGAAACAACGCCACAACCTCATCACTGCCATCGTGAATGAAGTTGGCGGGGAAGCGGCCCATTTTCCAGTCATCATTGACACTACCCACACCAGCGGTACTTGTATTTTTCCAACTTTGAGTTTGATAAACCTCGCGCCCTAAATTGTCATCAGTGCCAACCCTTGTCGCATCAATGTTCAACCCGCCAACGCCATGTGTCAGCACATTATTTGCGATTGTGCCTTCTAACGGCTTGCGAGCTAAGACCATCGGTTCGTGTGCGGGCTTGAGTGCAGTTCCCCAACCTTCCCACTTTGCAGCATCGGGTGATAGCTCAATAACTTCGCGTTCAACGACATTTGTTTGCCTTTCAGCGTGCATTGAGCCGCCTTGAATTCCAATGTCAATCTTTTCTGTTCCAATAACTTCACCTTCAAAATCTGAAGCCTTGTCAATTCCTTTTGAAATGTTGTGTGACTTGGGAAAGCCTGACCCATATACCCACATAATCTGATCGCGGATTTGAAACCCTGCATCCTCAATGGCAACGGCCATGCGGTGATAGGTGCGACTGCCTGAAAAAGCAATCAAGTGGCCGCCAGGCTTAATCACTCGCAACGCCTCTTGCCATACCTCAATGTTAAAGGCAATGCCACTTGCATCCCATGACTTGCCCATGAACCCCAGCTCATACGGCGGGTCAGTGACAATTGAATCCACCGAGTTGTCAGGCATTGCCTTCATTGCCTCAATGCAATCTGCGTTAATTAGTTTCATTTCTTGTTTTCCCCCTTGCAGTTACATTCAATTAAAGTTAGGCAATCGGTACAGATGTGGTGTGGTCCATCATCATTTCCACAATTAACGCAGGAATCAGGCATTTAACATTCTTTCTGCAATCCATTGTGCAACTGGAACAGATACGGCATTTCCCATTTGCTTATAGCGGTTTGAATCTGCCTGTCCATCAGTCCAATTATCAGGAAAACCTTGCAATCGTTCCATCTCGATTGGCATTAAACGGCGAACCCTACCCTGTGAAACTACTAATTCTGTTGCTCGTACTTCGGTGGCGTTATCAAACGCGTTCAAAGTATTTGTAAAGTCGCGCTCAACCCAAGTCTCATAATCCTCAACGCTTTGAGCGCGGCGAGCCTTTGAAAAGGTATGAATCAGATCGTTAGCAGTGCGTTTTGGAGTACCAACGGCAATTCTTGGTTGTTCCTTGCCCCGCGTTCCAAAATACCGTCTGCGGCCTTCCTCGAAAGCCAATACTTCGGCGGCACGCTCTCCCCTGTCTCCAAGAAATCCGACAATAAAGATTCGTTTCCTTCGTTGTGCAACTCCGAAATATTGAGAGTCAAAACAACGCCACCCGATGCCATACCCGCGCTCATTAAGTGCATTGATGACTGTTCGCATATCTCGCCCGTTGTTTGAGGATAATAAACCACCGACATTTTCGAGAACGAAACTTTGCGCTTTGGTTTCGTCAAGGATTCTGCAGATTTCCCAAAATAATCCTGATCTAGCACCTGAAAGTCCTTCTTGTTTTCCACCCACCGACAAATCTTGGCAAGGAAATCCCCCTGAAATAATCCCATTTGAAGGCTCGAATCCTGCTGAAATAAGTTGTCCACCTGTTACCCCCTGAATGTCTCCGAAAATCTTTGATTGTGGAAAGTGCTTTGCCAATACATCTTGGCATTTTTTATCAATCTCAACTGATGCAACTACTTTGGCACCAGCGCGTTCAAAAGCTAAATCAAAACCACCAATGCCAGCGAACAACGAAACAACAGTTTTCACTTGCCACCCCATCCTTCACCTTTAAAGATTGTGCCACCTAATGAATACTTACGCTGCATTAACTTCTTTTTGCAACATTCACAGATAATGCGCTTTTCATCATCCATTTCAAAAAACACTTCAGCAATATGCCCACAATCGCAAGTGAATTCATAATAAGGCATTGCACCCCCCGTTCGTTAGTCTTGCGTGGCGTTGCAGGAATCGAACCTGCAGTTGCATCCCCCGATGCAATCCCTCATCTGTGAACCATCACAACGCCGATCTCTTGGGGCAGAAAGGACAAGCACCCCAAGAAGTTTTAGTTAACTGGTTTTGCTCCCAGTTGTGCCAGCAATGCTTGAACGGCTGGGTCGTTGATGTTGGCGGCGGCAGGGGCTGCTGCAACTGGCGCAGGCGCTGCACCAGCGTTTCCAATAAATGCGTTTGCCTTTGCAACTGCATCAGCATCGCCTGTTGCATCTACAAGAATCCACGGCGCAGACTTTCCAGGCTTTGCTGACCCCTGACCAATGCGTGCCAATACCTTTTGGCCGATCTTTGTTTTCAGCGCGTTTTTCAAAGCTACATTAAAGAACAACACTGATTCATGGCTCAGGCCAGTATCTAAATCATTGATTCGTACTTCAATTGCATCGGCATCACCGTGAACTGTTGGGATGCCAGTTTTGTATTCAATTGCTTCAAGGATCAATAGGTGGCCGTTAAGATCGGCAACCTTTACTGATTCTGTGTTACTGCTAGGTGCTGAAAATGCCATGTGACATTCCCCCGTTTCTTTTTGGTTGGGTGTTAGTTTCTTTCTAACTCTGTTGGTGGTGTGAGTTCAGCCAATTCTTTGGCTATATCGTTGATTGTTTTGGCAGGAATACCGCATCCGCAACCATCACGCTCACACATTAGATGTAATCCTCAATGATCGTGCAAGGATAAGGTACTAATTTAGTCAGCGTGCTGCACTCTTGGCATAAACCATAATTAGATATGTGCAACTCTAAAAGGTAAGGAACATCATCTGTTGGATAATGAGCCTTTGTAATAAATTCGTTAGACATTGGCCACCTCGGTTTCACCGTTGCAGGCAACGGATAGATCGGTGCTGAATGGGCGATAGTAAGGGCAATACATACACATTCGCGATGGTGTTGCTGGAATCAGCGGCCACATCGCAGGTATAGTTTCAACATCAATGGTAGATAACAATGAATAGACTGAATCAAGGCGAGCAAGTGCATCAAGTGCTGCCTGCTCATCGTAATCAAACAACTCAATGTGCATATCCTCAATGGAACCGCCCGTTGGCAGGAAAACAAGGCCAACCTTGTTGACCTGCACCCCTTGCTGGGCTTTTCCATATCCGTAAAGCTGAACCTGAGTAATCTGTTGACTGGTAGCACCTTCACTGCGCTTGGCTTTGACACCTGCAGGTGATGTTGTTTTCCAGTCCAGCACATAACCCTTTTCAATGTCGTAAAGGTCAATGGTGCCTGCAAGGTTGGCGCGAATCTTTACTTTCTGCTCAACCTCATAACGATCAGGCATTGTGCTAAAAATACTTTCAAGGAATGAATGGATGGCGGTGCCGACATTGGCAGCCCAGGAACCGCCACCCGATTCATTTGCCTTATCCCAATCAAGCAACTTGTAGGCAAGTCTGCGTACACATTCTTGGCCTACTTCAGATGGGCCGATGTAAACCTGTTGGCTTCGCGGTGACCACTTACTTGCTTCACTAATGATGCCACCTAGTTCAACGGCTAACTGTTGTGCTGGATTGTGCAAAGGCGTAAATGTCATTTGTTAATTGTCCTCGCTCACAAGAGAGAATCTTCGGGATGTAGATACTATCTCAAGTGCCTCTATTACTTGTATAGGTAGGATTTCGCGGGCGCGTTTTGTGTCAAAGCGCCTCGTTTCAACAAATGTGTAGCGAACAACAGGGCGGTTAAGAAACATCCCTAGTTGGTTATCGCCTAATGCTCGCTCTATGTGTGCGCGAGCAACATCTGCAACTTCTTGCAGTTCTTTGATCTTGACTTGGGCAGATTTATATTGCTCAAGCCAAGCGGCGGTGTTGGCATCAAAGTCCACCACGCCTGTTTCTATTTCAACGCTCATATTGACCCCCATCAATAGAAATTGTTGCGCTTGAAATGTTCCCACGCTCCGCAAGGACCGCTAGAACCATATCTTCGGCCAATGTAGGCCAGTGCTGCAATCGTCTGAGCAACAGTTGATTTACTGCGCTTCATACCAAGATTGCGATAAGTGCCATCCAATAACTGCCCAACACCTGATGCGGTGCTAGTCGGATTCTTCTTATCTGCCCAGGCGCTTTCTTTGCTCATCAGAGCATTAAAGCACTTGAACTGATGTGCGGTAAGTAGCTCGCGAGCCACTTCCTTTGGATTGACCTGCATCAACGCTGGGCGATCTTTGTAAATCACCAATTGCGGTACTGCAGGCGGTGCCATTATTGCTTGAACTGCTAGTGAAGTTCCCACGCTAACCACAATGATCAACGCAAGCCTTCGGATGAGTTTTTTATCTGTTGGTGTAATGAATCTGCTCCTTGTTCAGTTGCTAACCACTTGCTCACAACCCGCTTTGCGTAACTAGGCGATGTGTGCAGTTGGCCTGCAATTTCGTTGACAGATAAACCCTTTTTATGTAATTGAATAATGTTAAGTGCCATACCTTTGAAGGTGACACCCTTATCCCTTACAACAACAGCATCTCTTTCGGTTGGCGAGTTGCCACCCCAAATGCCGTGAATTATCTGTTTTTCTAGTGCGTACTCCAAACACTCCCTTTCGTGAATACAACTTGTGCATATTGCTTTAAGTTGGTGCAGTCTTTCTGCCTCTTGTATGCGGTTGATGGGGAAAAAGAAATCTTTATCCTCAACATCTGCACACTTTGCTTCATCAAATCGTGGTAAATCAACAAAGAAATCAAAACCTTTCAATGCTTTTCTGCCAACCATTGTTGAAGGTCCTGGACTACCCAGGCTTGTTCAATCCCAGCGTTTCGACGCTTGAGAATGATGTAATGCAATGGCACTTCGGATAAACCGCGAGCCTTCGCATAGTTTTCTGCCTCAACTTCGGCTTCACGCCAAAATTCAGGCAAACTTATTGTTTTACGATTCTTGAGTTCAAGAATGTATTGCTTGCCAGCAATGATTGCGACTAGATCGCCTTCATCGTGCTTACCTGCCTTCACCAAAC